ACATATACAAATCTTTCTGGTACTAAAAGAGCTGGAGGATTATATCAAATTACTGTAAATGCTACAGATTCATTTACTGTACCTACATCAATAGCAGAGTCGGCTCATAACTATGTAAGTGGTGGTTCAGTTACTAGTGAATTTGATGAATTTACAGTTGCAAGTACACCAGATGGTACTTCATTTACAATAGATTTAGACACATCAGCATTCGCACACACTTATATTAGTGGTGGTCAAGTTAGAAAAGCAGATAATTCAACATTAACAGTTTCAGACGCTCCATATAATAATGCTACAGGTGTTATTACAATAACAACTTCAGGTGCTCACGGATTATCAGCAACTGATATTGTCAAAGTAGCAAATTTAAAATATACTTGTTCAATGGGTGAAAAAATATATCCAAAAGTAGGAACTTCAATTGCAGTTGGTAGTATGGCATTTGCTCACGCTACTGGAGAAATAACAGTTAATACAAGTGCCGATCACAATTTACAAACAGGAGATTATATTACTTTATCCAGAGCTAAATGGAATATTACAGATGTAGGTCAAAGACAATTACCAAAAGGTGTTATAGAATCGGCAGTTATGTCGTTAGACCCTAGTGGTAATATTTTAATTAAATCACCTTATATACAAAACTGTACTTCAGTTAACCCAGGTGCTTGCGGATTGCAAGTTGACGGTAATCTTCACAGAAATACTTACACAAGAAGTTATAAATCAATGTTGGGTAATGACTTTACACAAATCAATAGTGATGGTATTGGTATTCACATTTTAGGAAATGGAAGAGTTGAGGCAGTATCAGTATTCATATATTATTGTGATAAGGCAATTTGGGCAGAATCAGGCGGATTTATTAGAGGACTAAACTGTTCTCACGCATATGGGGAAAGAGCGTGTGTATCTTCAGGTACAGACGAAGATGAAACACCAGTCAATGTTCAAACTAGAGGTTTGATGTTGAAATGGGATGCAACAGGATTCCTTGGAGGTTCAACTGTTTTAGATATTGAAAACAGTATTGCTGTACAAGGGCAAGGTACTGCTGTTATCCAAGGGGATACTTCAGGTGCAACTGCTAAAATTTTCAGATTTAACAACTCTTTATTATACTTACACATAGAAAATATTAGTGGAAGTTTCCAAGACGGAGAAACTTGTACAATAGAAAAAGAAGATTCATCAACATTCCAAATTACTTTGGCGTCAGGTTTTGGTACACCTGCACAACAAGGACAAAGAGGTCCTTTACTTGCAATTAAATCAGATAGACCTACTTTTGAAATTACAACAGCTGGTGCTACTAGCTTTACAACACCTTTAGGTATTTCTCAATTTGCACACACATATGTTAGTGGTGGTTCGGTTATAAAACCAGATACTACTACGGTTGCTGTAACTGCTGGAACAACTTATAATAATTTAAGTGGATTGTTAACGGTTACCACAACCACTAATCACGGTTTAACAACAGGTGATGTTGTTACTATGGAAGGTTTGCTATTCAATTGCGATCAAGGAAATAAAACATATCCAGTTAATGGTCTTTATTCAAATAATATAATAAAATTAGCAAGTAATGTTAAATTTGCAGGAGATGACAAATACTTTAGAGTTGGGTTAGTATCAGAAGAAGATGTAACTGCTGGAACTGCTGTAATAAGATTAACGGAAGATATTGGATCAACTAGAGCAAAAGGCGATAGTATCGCAGCTGCTATTTCTGAAGGATTTTCAAACATAAGATTAACTGGTCACGATTTCTTAAATATAGGTACTGGAGATTTTGTATCTACAAATTATCCACACACACCTATACAACCTGCCGACCAGGCAGATGAAGTTGTTGAAGAAGATGGTGGTCGTATCTATTGGGTATCAACTGACCAACAAGGTGACTTTAGAGTTGGAGATTTATTTAAAATTGAACAGGCAACTGGTACTGCAACATTAAACGCAGACGCCTTTAACCTTTCAGGATTAAGTGAATTAAAACTTGGATCTATCGGTGCAGAATTAGGTGCCGCTATTAACGAATTTAGTACAGACGAAACTATGGGTGGAAATTCAAACAGTTCTGTACCAACAGAAAATGCTGTATTAGGATATATGACTAGAGATAAATCAGGTACAGGTGCTTGGGTTCCTCCAACAGGAACAACAGGACAAAGACCTGTGGGTGGTTCTTTATATGCTGGTGCATTGCGATATAATGCCTCAATATATAATTGGGAAGGTTATAACGGAACATCTTGGACAGGTCTTGGAGGTGGAACTCCTTGGACGACTGTTGTTGCAGATGGTTCAACTTTAACTACAGCTACAAGTGGACAAAGATTTTTAGTAAATACACAAACAGCAGCTGCTACAATTAATTTACCTCCTACTCCATTAGTTGGAGATAGTGTTGTATTTTTAGATTTAGCAGGAACATTCCAAACAAACAATTTAATTGTTGGTAGAAATGGTAATGACATTATGAATCTTGCAGAAGATATGAATGTAACTACAAATCACGCAGGATTCAGTTTAATATATACTGGTGCAACTAACGGTTGGAAATTAGTAGAGGTCGCTTAACAGGATAAATAAAGATATGAGTACATTAACACAATTCACAGTAACAGGAAAAGAAAAAGACGAATTTTATGGATTCCATATTGCTAATGTGGCGCCTGCAACAATTAATAAAGTTGTAACTAAAGATATAGTTGGTAAAAATAAAAACGATAGTGTTTACGAATATAATTTAAGTCCAGGATATGATATGTCCACGGCAAGTTTAACAACTACAACATCTTTAGTTAGACGAGGATCAGAAAATACAAATCAAAGTGGAACATCCGATATGCACGGACTCACTTTTAATACTGATGGAACAATAATGATTTGTGTTGATATGTTTAATAAAAGAATTGTACAATACGCATTATCAACAGGTTTTGATGTATCAACTTTAACTTTCACAAAAGAATTAGATGTCAAAAGCGAAGACATACAACCAAAATCAGTTCAATTTAATAATGATGGATCTAAAATGTTTATGTTAGGTCTTGGTGGACCAGAAAACGCAAGTACAACTGGTGGTAATATTAATGAATATGCTTTAAGTACAAATTACGATATTGCAACAGCAACTTATACAGACAGATTTTCAGTTCGTACAGAAGACACAGACCCACAAGATTTTTATTTTAACAATGTTGCTAGAGGTGCTGTTGATCCTGGAGGCTTATGCTTCGTAGTAGGTGATGATGGCAATGATATTAATGAATACTTACTAGGTACTGTATGGGATATTAGTACGGCAGCTTTTGTTGACGCATTTTCAGTTGCTACAGAAGAAACTTCTCCAAGAGCATTAGTATTTGATAATGATGGAGATAAATTATATATATTAGGTCAGCAAGGAAATGATGTAATGCAATATCCTTTGGTAACTGGTTTTGATATTTCAACAACACAGGCACTTACAAGCACAACATCTTTAAGAACAAATAGTATAGTTCCTAGAGGTATGGCATTCAATGATACTGGAACAAAACTTTATGTTGTAGGTACTGGTGGTACTTTAGTTATTGACGGTGGTGATGATGAATTACCAATCAAAGCAGAAGAAGTTAGAGCAAGAAATGATATTAAAATGTATGAAGGAAATACATATATTTTTGATGTATCAGATTCAAATTTAACAGATTCAGACCTTAAATTTTCTACTACAAAGGGTGGAACTAAAGAAGGTGGGGTTGAATATACAACAAATGTATCAACAAACGGCAGTCCAGGTAATCCTGGTGCAACTGTAACTATAATAGTTCCTAGAGAAGTTTTAAGTAAAGAACCAGGAAGTGCAATAGATACACTATATTACTATGAAAGTAATTTTACTGACACAGGAGGAATAATCTACACTCCAGAGTGGAAAGGTGAATTACAAATAACAAAAACAGATGGTGCAGACAACATAGAAACTAGATTTGAAACTAAAGAACAAGAAGATATCTTTTCTCAAAGTTTCTTTATGCGTGCTGGCCTAGATTTTACAGTAGATAATGGGGATTTAAAAGTAGAATTAAATTAAAATTTTTTATAATATTGAGATATAAACGATTATAAATATAGATAGAAATAAGGGAATTAGAAATTATGGCGACAATCAATTTAGGAAGAATTAAACCAGTATTCCAAGGTGCTTACAACGGCGCAACTGCTTATGTTGTGGATGACATTGTAACCTTTGGTGGTGAAACTTATATCAATATATTAGCTTCAACTGGAAACGCTACTTCAAACGCAACTTACTGGTCAAAACTTGCTAAAAAAGGTGATGACGTAACTCAATTAACAACACAAGGTGATATCCTTTTTAGAGGCACAAGTGCTGTTGAAAGATTACCTGCAGGTTCAAGTGGTAATGTATTACAAACAAAAGGTGCAGGCGTTGACCCACAATGGGCAAGTGCAACAGGTATCAATTGGGATTATAAAAATGCAGATTTTACTGCTGTTTCAGGTGGTGCTTATATTTGTAACACAGGAGAAACTGCTGCTTTCACAATGACTATGCCTACTAGTCCACAAGACAACGATTATGTAATATTTTGTGATGGTTATGGATCGTGGAATACTGCAAATTTAACAGTAAATAGAAATGGTGAAAATATCGCAGGATCCGCTACAGATTTAATCTGTGATTCTGATTACGCAACATTAAGACTAACATATAAAACAACGCCAGATGTAACTTCATCTTATATCGGTTGGGTACTAACATAATTTTTATTATGAGAAGTATTATAAATATAATATAAGAAGTATTATAAATATAAATAGTTATAGAAATTTAGAGGGAAAATAGAACAATGGCAACTTTATCAAATTTACTTGGCGGCGGTTCAGCTGGCGCTATAGACCACAGAAAAGAAGGTCTACCACTTTTTGGATTATGGGGAGATGACGGTGGTGGAAACTCAAATGTTACTTACAGAGTCTTTGACTCTGGATATAAAATGGTGGGATCACCTTGGGGTGCAGTATGTAACTCAACTACTAACTACCGTTTCGGTATGTTAGGAGACGCTACCCACGCTTATTCACAATCAGATCATGGTACGGATGTATCACACGCAGATTTAACTTCACAACAATATGACTCTTGGACAAATTGGTTAAAAAGTTTGTATCAATGCGATCAATACCCTCACGCACAATACTACACTAGTTCCAGAGATGGTTATAGTTCATTTCATTCTTACCACCACGCTTCATCAATGTTTGAATTTCAAGTTGGTTGGACAAAAATTAATATGGTTCTTCCAGAAGGATGTAGACCACGAAGAATGTTCTGTAATAGACGAAGAAGTTTAAGAGAACAAAATGTAGGTAATAGCTCTTGTGCTAATATAGATCACTACCTTTATACTTCACATCTGTTAGATACTACTAACACTTACGCAAGTGGTACTGGTTATAACGAAAAAAATAAAATGTTAGTTATGGTTCACTCTGCTGACGAAGGTTCAAATACTGCAAAAACAATTCACGTTTTCAAATCATCAAAGGATTTAAATCAATGTAATAGAATTAAAGATTACTTTGATAACTTAACTGCTACTGAATACTTTACAGGTACTTGGACAACAGACTGTAATAAAGATATGACTGTTGTTGTTGGTAATAACGGTTGGGTTGGATTTGGACACAAAAACGGTAACTCAATGAGATATGCTGCTTTCAATTGTAACACAGGATTAGGTCTTGGTACAACTGACGCTGCTAGAATATTTGATAGTTGGCAAGATTTTTCTGGATCAACTACAACATCTTATGGTGCAAACCAAGGTGCTCAATATTACACTAAATTTAATCACACTTGGGACGGTACTTGGGGAATGATTTATGCTCCATATTACTACTATGGTCCTGGATTAAATGCATTCTGTATGAGTATTGAAAATCCTAGAAAATTTATAAGTGTTAACGAAACAAAATCAAGTAGAAGTAACCCTTGGTTCGCTTGGGGAAGAACAGGTTTCCACGGAGGTTGGTCAGACAACACCGACGGAGATACTTGGAGAACATACTCTTGGTCTTTTGATCCTACGGATTCAGACCATACTACTACTACAAAAGTTTATAGAGGTGCAACTTCAGGTAATGGAATCATTACAGATGATGACTCTCACCTAGGTGATGAAGCAATAACTAATAAAACAGGTAATGTTGGATTAGGTGCTAACAGAACTTTCTTACACGGTGGATATCATTCAACTTGTTATCCGCTGATGATGCAAATAGACTGGTGGGGCAACTACGGTAATACTGATGGTAATTACGGTGGTAACGGATACAACACAACTGATTAAAGAAATAGAGGAATTAAAAAATGGCAACATTGTATTTTAATACAGAAACAAATAGAGTTTTTTCAGCAAACGCTGTAACTGGTGATGAAGCAGTTTCACAAGGAAGAGCAGTTAAAGTAACTGACGCTCCTGACGGAATTGAACAATGGAGATTGACTTACGATCCTTCTACTAAAGCAGTTGTAACTTACGCTGAAGGTAAAGATGAGGCAGGCGCTCAAAAAGATAAAGAAGACGCTGCTGTTGCTCAGGCTGCTGATGATAAGAAAAAAGAAGAAGATTTAATCGCTAGTAGATCAGCATAATCTTTAACTACAATTAACATCGCTGTTTTTGTTATGATAAGTATTATATTATGTACGATATTAAAGAACTAACTAAAGAAATTCATCAAAACGCTGAACGACAAGAGTTTGTAAAAACTCTAATGAGCGGTACGATTCATCCTGAATTGTACGCTACCTATCTCTATAATCAATTACAATGTTATGCTGTACTGGAAAAGTATAGTATGCACAACGACCTTTTTAGGCAAACACCTAATTTACAAAGAGCAGAAAAAATAGATAGAGATTTCAAAAAGATATGGTCTAAAGAAGAAAGACCTGTCATAACTGATAGTACAAAAGAATATGTTAAACATATTGAAACTATATCAGAAGATCCAGAAAAACTATATGCACATATCTATGTTAGATATTGTGGTGATTTATCTGGTGGTCAAATGATTTCTAAAAAAGTACCAGTCAAAAGATACTATGATTTTGAAGGTAAAGGACCAGAGTATAAAAGAATTGTAAAAGAAATTATACAAGAATATTTAAATACATATCAAATAAATGTAGTATCAGAAGCAAAGATTTGTTTTGCGTCTGCTACAAAATTATTCCAAGAGATGAAAGAGATTGAAGATATGTATTACAACCCAAAGGGATGTTATTGGAATAAAGATGGTGCATAAATGATTTGGGAAAGATTAATTAAATTAGAAAAAGAAATTATAGAAGTTTTTGATAAACATTTAACTGAATATAATGAACCAGGTATGGATAGATTTAATCAACCTGGTTGGATAAACCGTACTTGGTCTAATATGAGTATTAGACGAGCACACATTGATGTTGTGGATGCCAGAGAAACAAAAGGTCTTTGGATGGCACATATATGTTTGTTCCCTATGTTAGAAAATGGCGGACCTATTTACGGTTTTGATATTATCGCTGGTAAGGATAAGATTACAGGTTGTTTCCACGATTTTAGTCCACTATTATTAAAAGAACATCCATTAACAACATATTTTATAGAAGAAAATAAATGGTATAAACCATCTAAAGTTAGAGAATTACCAGATTGGGCAAAAGCAATCTTTAGTAAAGGTATGATTGCCGCTGGGAATATAACGGAAGAGAGAGAATTAAATCAAGTATGTACATTAGCAGTAGCAAATTTAAACGCATATATTGATAAAATAAGTGATTACAATAGTGATTCAAATAAAGAAGATGTAATAAGAGCACAAAATTTCTATTGCGAACATCAACAACAAAATCCACACACTCCTAAAACAATGAAATCACTAGGATTACCAGAGGACGATATAAAGTTATTTTGCGCTGATAATCTCTTTCCTACCATTAAATAAATCTTATAAATAGTATAAAAGACGAGGATTTAAATGGCAGTACCATCAACACGAGAAACATTAAAGCAATATTCATTAAGAGCATTGGGCAAACCAGTCATTGAAATAAATGTAGATGACGACCAGTTAGAAGATAGAATTGATGAAGCGTTGCAATATTTTGGTCAATATCATTATGAGGGTATTAGACGAACATATTTAAAATATAAGTTAACTGAAGCAGATAAAACTCGTTTATCAGCATTAAACAATTTAGACGAAACAGCAACAGATTTAAAAGATGACACAGTTACTACTAAATGGTATGAAGACAAAAACTTTTTAGTTGTTCCAGATAGTATCATTTCAGTAGTTAATATATTTCCTTTTTCAGATAAAGGTAGTATGAATTTATTTGATGTTAGATACCAATTAAGATTAAATGATTTGTATGATTTTTCTTCAACAAGTGTAATTAACTATGATGTTGTATTAAGACATTTAGATTTTTTAGATCATATTCTTGTAGGTGAAAAACCAATGAGATTTAGTCAATTAGATAATAGATTATATATTGATATGGATTGGAAAAATGATTTACAAAAAGATGAATGGTTAGTAATAGAGTGTTATAGAAAATTAGATCCAACACAATATGGAGATATTTTTAACGATATTTATTTAAAAAGATATACAACTGCTTTATTTAAAAAACAATGGGGCGCTAACTTATCTAAATTTAATGGAGTAGCAATGGTGGGTGGAGTAACTCTAAACGGTCAACAAATTTTTTCAGAAGCAACTACTGATATAGATAAATTAGAAACAGAATTAAGAACTACATACGAATTAAACCCAGCATTTATGATAGGATAATGCTATGCCAGTTAATCATTACTTCCAGGGCGGCAACGGCATTGGTAATCAAAATGAAAAAAGATTACACGAAGACTTAATAGTTGAAGGTCTTAAAATTTACGGCCACGATGTTTATTACCTACCTAGAACACTAGTCAATAGAGATTTAATATTAGGAGAAGATACAACTTCTCGTTTTGATGACTCTTGGTTGATTGAGATGTACATAGAGTCTACGGAAGGTTTTGCAGGTCAACAAGAAATAGTTTCCAAATTTGGATTAGAGATTAGAGAAGACACTACATTTATGGTGTCTAAAAGAAGTTGGTCTTTCCACGTAGGTCAAAAAGATAGTTTAATTGCTGAAGGCAGACCAAACGAAGGTGATATAATATATTATCCTTTAATGAACTCGTTTTTTGAAATACAGTTTGTTGAAGATCAGGAACCTTTCTTTGCGTTAGGTCAATTACCAGTTTACAAATTAAGAGTCACTCGTTGGGAATATTCAAGTGAGAAACTTGATACAGGTTTAAATGTTATTGACGCTGCTGAAGACAAGTACACATTAAATCAATTAAATTACAAATTTAGTTTAGAGAGTGGTCAAGTTGCTTTAGATGGTGAAGGATCAATACTATTAGAAACAGATTTATCAACAGGTGAACCAGCATTTTTAATGAGCGAAGACTTTACAGAATCATCAATACAAACTCAATCATCATATGCTTCAAATACCGATTTAGATAAAGAAGCAGGATTTGATACTTCTTCTGCTTTAGATGATATATTAGACTTTACAGAAAGAAATCCATTTGGAGATGAAGATAGATAATGTTAGGTAATAGATTTTATAATCAAAGTTTTAGAAGACTAATTATTGCATTTGGACAAGTCTTTAATAATATAATTATTCAAAGAACAAATAGTACAGGCGGTGTAACTGCTAGAATAAAAGTACCTCTTGCATATGCGCCAAAAGAAAAGTTTTTAGTAAGACTAGATCAACAAGCAAATTTAAATAGTAGAGAATTTGCAACATCATTACCTCGTATGGGATTTGAAATAAAAGGTCTTAAATATGACGCTAGTAGAAAACTGACTCGTGTTCAAAAATATTCACAAGTTAAAACAGGTGAAGATGGTAAAAAAACTAACTTCAATTATACACCTGTTCCATATGACATTGATATGGACTTATATATATTCACAGCAACTGCTGAAGATGGTTTACAAATTGTTGAACAGATTTTACCTTACTTTCAACCAGACTATACAGTAACTATTAATGCTGTACCTGCTTTAAATATTAAAAGGGATATTCCTATTACATTAGGAAATATTAATTATGAAGATAATTATGATGGAGAATTTACAAATAGAAGAGCAGTTATATATACTTTAAGTTTTACTGCTAAGACTTATCTATTTGGACCTATGAACAATCAAGGTGTTATTAAACAGACACAGGCAGATTTAGGGGCAGATACGGATCCTAAATTAGCAAGAGAAGAAAGAATTGTGATTATACCAAATCCAGAGGATGCTGAAGCAGATGATGATTTTGGATTTACAACAACTATTAGTTTCTTTGAAGATAGTAAAAAATATAATCCAGTAACAGGAGAAGATGAGTAAATTGGAAGATAGAGTCAATGATATATTAGGAGTAGATACACCTATTCCTCAACCGAAAGAATTTCAACCACCTGTTAAAAGAAAAACTGGTGAAGTAGAAATAAAAGTTGAAAAAGATATTAATACAGATTATGATTATAGTAGAGATAATTATTATAGTTTAATTGAAAAAGGACAAGAAGCAATACAAGGTATATTAGATATTGCAAAAGAAGGTCAACACCCTAGAGCATATGAAGTTGCAGGTCAATTAATTCAATCAGTAGGGCTGACGGTTGACAAATTACAAGACTTGCAAAAAAAATTAAAAGACTTAAAAGAGTTACCAAAAACAGCAAATGCACAAATCAAAAATGCTTTGTTTGTTGGATCAACTGCTGAACTACAAAAAATGTTAAATAAAAAAACTATTGAAACAAATAGTGAAAGAAAAAGTGAAAATGAATCCTTTAACGGCAAAGACATCACACCAAAATAAAAAAGTTTTAAGGGGGTCCAATGGGCGACTTTAAAATATTAATACTAGCATATTTAATTGGGCATAGTCCAATTGATACTCAACAAACTTTTCAAATGCAAGGTTGGTATAAAAATATGGAAGAGTGTAAAGAAGAATTACTTTTACAAAAACCAGATGGAAGATATGAAGTGATGAACGAGTTTGTTATAGACGGAGAATTTAAATGGGATTGGTTAGTTGCAGGTTGTAAAAGTGATACAACTGGAGAAGAATTCCAACTTTGGCCGACTTATCCTAAAGGCAAACCAAAAGAGTTAGAAGGCATTGAATTTGATGTTTTTGAATTACAAGTATGATATATAAAAATGTATCAGGAATGGATGTATTAAGATGGATTGCTAAAAGGTTTCAAGGTGATAAGACTATTATAACTGCTTCAAATAAACTTAATTGTTATAAATTACATACTTGTAATGAAAATTACTATTTAAAATGTAATGATTATAAAAAAGATATGAAAGGTTCTATTTTTCAATGGGTAAATTTAAGAAAGTGGCAGTATCTAGCAGCTTTTGAAAATGATAAAATGGTAGGTGCTCAAGCATATGTTATAATTTCATCAATAGGAAGAATGTGGGATGGATTTATACACGCTGAAAGTAGAGAAATTTCTCTTGCATTAAACAAAGAGTTATTTCATAGAACTAAAGATCAATGGAAAATTAATTATAGTGAGTGTACATTTCCAGGTGGAGAAAATAATTTTTTAACATATGAAGATTTTACAGAAGAATTAAATTATAAAAGTTGGTCAGACGCAATGGTACCAGATATGTATGCTTATTATAAAGTAGATGAATTAACTAGTGGTACACCGAGTCCAGATTTATTTGAGTATGATGAATTAGGAAAGTTGGAATGCAGAAGGTATTTTTTGAAAAGATTTCCTGATTCTTTTGATGAGGATAAATGAGAGAATTTATTTTACCATACGAAAGTTTTATAGCAGGTTGGTATATTGATATCCAAATTTGTGATGATCTTATAGATTTATTTAATGAAAATAAAGAACATCATAAACAAGGTGTTATAGGTGGACCTTATAGTGTTAGAAAAGAACAAAAAGATTCCATAGACCTTGGTTTACATCCTGATTGGGACGAACCGAGATTTATGGCATATAAAAAAGTATTAAAAGATTGTTGTTCTTTATATGAAGAAAAATATCCAGAAGTTAAAGGGTTTCATAAGTATGGAATGACCGAAGGTGCAAACATACAATATTATCCACCAGGTGGAGGATACTTTTCTGAGCATTGTGAAAGAACATCAAAGATGGAGAATCGTTGTCTAGTATGGTTGACTTATTTAAATGATGTTCCTAATGCAGGTACACATTTTAAATATCAAAATATAACTTCACCTTCCGAAAGAGGATTAACTTTAATTTGGCCGACTGACTTTACACATACACATAGAGGTCAAATATCAAAAACATATGATAAATATATAATAACAGGTTGGATGGGATATACAAGACAAGTAGGAGATAAGATATGAGTATTCAAACAGACGCATATTTAGGTAACCCTAATTTAAAAAAGGTCAATACACCAGTTGAGTTTACTAAAGATCAAATAGTAGAATTTCAAAAGTGTAAAGAAGACCCAATTTATTTTATGGAGAAATGGATGAAAATCGTTTCCCTAGATGAAGGTCTTATAGAATTTAAATTATATCCTTTTCAAAAGAAGATAGTTAATACTATTCATACTAGTAGATTTACTATTTGCAAATTGCCTAGACAATCAGGTAAGTCAACGACAACTGTTGCTTATTTAATGCACTATGCAATGTTTAATCCAAATTCAAATATTGCTATACTTGCAAACAAATCATCAACTGCTAGAGATATATTAGGTAGACTTCAACTTGCATATGAAAATTTACCAAAATGGATGCAACAAGGCGTAATTAATTGGAACAAAGGTAATATAGAATTAGAAAATAAATCAACCATTGTGGCGGCTGCAACATCATCATCTGCTATAAGAGGTGGTTCTTATAATATAATATTCCTTGACGAGTTTGCTTTCGTACCTACAAATATTGCCGAGATGTTTTTTAGTTCAGTTTATCCTACAATCACATCAGGTAAAACTACAAAAGTTATTATAGTATCAACACCGTATGGTATGAATCAATTTTATAAGTTATGGGTTGACGCAGAAAAGAAAAGAAACGATTATATACCTATTGAAGTACATTGGTCAGAGGTTCCAGGAAGAGATGACGCTTGGAAAGAGATGACTGTAAGAAATACATCACCTGAACAATTTGCACAAGAATTTGAATGTGAGTTTTTAGGATCAGTTAACACGCTTATATCACCAGCGAAAATTAAAAGTGCAATTTATTTTGATCCTATTGTGTCAAAAGGAGGTGCAGATCAATTTGAAGAACCTATAAAAGGACATACTTATGTTATAACAGTTGATGTCGCAAGAGGTGTAGATAAAGACTATTCAGCATTTATTGTATTTGATGTAACTAAAATGCCTTTTAAAGTAGTTGCTCTTTTTAAAAATAATCAGATTAAACCTTTTGTGTTTCCTAATGTTATTGCTGAAATGGCAAAACGATATAATGAGGCACACATATTAACCGAAGTAAATGACATAGGTCAACAAATAGCAGAAGCATTAAACTTTGAGATAGAGTATCCAAATGTATTAATGTGTACTCAAAAAGGAAGAGCAGGTCAAATACTTGGTGCTATGTTTAGTGGTCGTGGTTCATCTATGGGTGTTCGTATGACTAAACAGATAAAAAGAGTTGGTTGTGCTAATTTAAAGACAATTTTTGAAGGAGATAAGTTAATTATTAACTCATTTAAAATCATAGAGGAAATGTCAACCTTTGCAAAGAGAGGTCAATCTTGGCAGGCAGAAGAAGGTAGTAATGATGATTTAATGATGTGCTTAGTTATCTTTGGTTGGTTATCTAATCAAGGTTATTTTAAAGAATTAACAGATCAAAATGCTCGTATGCAAATGTATAAAGAACAATCAAAACTAATTGAAGAAGATATGGCACCATTTGGTTTTGTAGATGATGGTATCAATACTGATCCACAGAATGAAGAAACGATTGATGAGTATGGAGATAGATGGATACCTGTGGTGCGTAAAAGTCATTAGGTTCACAGTTATTATAAATATCCGTATAGTATGTAAATTTAACTATGGGCGTATGAATAATACGAATTTTGAAGATAAATGAAAAAAATTAGCTAATTAGAGGAGAATAACTTATGGCATTTCAAGTATCACCTGGTGTTCTCGTACAGGAAAAGGATTTAACAAGAATCATTCCTGCTGTATCAACTTCTACTGGTGCTTTTGCTGGACAATTCAGTAAGGGACCGTTGGATGAGATCATATCTGTTTCTAGTGAGCAAGAACTTGTAAGTACGTTTGGTAAACCTGATTTAAATAACTTTGAGTATTTTTTCAGCGCTGCTAACTTCTTACAATATTCAAACGCATTAAGAATAGTACGAGCTAACCAAACAAGTCAACTAAACGCAACATCAAATGCTGCTGGTTTACTTGTAAAAAATAGACAAGACTATGAAGACAATTACGCCACTGGACAAGCTTCAGTTGGCACTTTCGTTGCTAGATCAGCGGGTGCTTGGGGTAATAGTTTATTAGTCGCAAGTTGTCCAAGTGCAAACGCATTTGGTTCAACAACAACAACATCTCAACAAGTGGATGGCTCTGCCTCTGCTGGAGACACTACAATAACACTCGATTCAGACGCAACGAGTTATCTTAATGTTGGAGACATCATTGAGTTTAGTTCAACTGCTGCTGGAGTAGATTTCACTACTGGTGAAAAATATAGAGTAACTGCTTTAACATCAACGCAGGTAACTATTGTACAAAGTCCTAGAGGTGCTGGTGGATTAATCACAGCCGTTGTAGATAACGCAAGAATAAGAAGAAAATGGAGATACGCCGATCAAGTTGATGGCACTCCTGGAACTTCTACTTACGCTTCTGACAGATCAGGTGTTGGTGATGAAATACACGTAGTTGTAATAGACGAAGATGGAACAGTTTCTGGAGTTCCTGGAACAGTATTAGAAACATATTCTAAACTTTCAAAAGCTTCAGACGCTAAATCACCACAAGGAGAGATTAATTACTATCCAACTGTAATTCAGAATAAATCTAGTTACATATTTTGGATGGATCATAATACCTCTGGAACCAATTGGGGCAATGCAGCTGCAGGAACAACTTATACTGCTGTTGATACTCCAACAACTGAATCTTTATCAGGTGGTGCTGATGGTTCTGCTGTAACTGACGGTCAATTAAAATCTGGTTATGAGAAATTTAATGACGCCGATACAGTTGATGTAGGATTACTCATCGCTGGACCTAGTGGTTCATCAAGTCATATTGATAACTTAATTACAATTGCTGAAAATAGAAAAGACACAGTTGTATTCGCTTCTCCACAGAGAAGTGATGTTGTTAATATCGCAAACTCAAATACACAAACAAGTAATGTAACTGATTTCTTTAATGGAATCCGTTCATCTTCTTATGTTGTATTTGATAGTGGTTACAAATACACTTACGACAGATATAATGACGTTTACAGGTATGTACCTTTAAACGGAGACATTGCTGGATTGGCTGCTAGAACAGACATTTTAGCGGACGCTTGGTACTCACCTGCTGGATATAATAGAGGTATTATTAGAGGCGCTGCTAAATTAGCATACAACCCTACAAAACAACAAAGAGATGATCTTTACACAAGTAGAGTAAATCCAGTTGCAACTTTCTCGGGACAAGGCACAGTCTTGTTTGGAGATAAAACTGGACTTGGATCTCCAAGTGCTTTTGATAGAATCAATGTCAGACGATTGTTCATAATTTTAGAGAAGGCAATATCAACTGCTTCTAAATTCCAACTTTTTGAGTTCAATGATGAATTTACAAGAGCGAATTTCAGAAACATTGTAGAACCTTTTTTAAGAGAAGTACAAGGTCGTAGAGGTATCACAGACTTTTTAGTAGTTTGTGATGAAACTAACAACACAGGCGAAGTAATTGATAGAAATGAATTTATTGCAGAAATCTTTGTGAAACCTGCAAGAAGTATCAACTTTATCACACTATCGTTTATAGCAACCAGAACTGGCGTTTCTTTTGAAGAAGTCGCAGGCGGTTAATAGTAGAGAAGGAGAAATAAAACAATGGCAAATATAAATGACTTCAAAGCTAAACTTGCTGGCGGTGGCGCAAGAGCCAATCAGTTTAAGGTAACAATGCCTTTTCCTGGTTACGCACAAGTTGGTGGCGAAATAGAAGACTTAGCGTTTCTATGTACAGCGACACAAATACCTGCTATGACAGTAGGTAACATCAATGTTCCTTTTAGGGGCAGACAAATCAAAATAGCAGGGGACAGAACTTTTGAAAATTGGGCTGTAACTGTTCTTAACGATACGAACTTTAAGTTAAGAAATGCTTTTGAAAGATGGCAAAACGGTATCAACAATATGACGGACAACGAAGGATTATCAAATCCTGTTGACTATCAGGTTGACGCTTTTTTAGATCAGTTGGACAGAAACGGTAATACATTAAAATCTTATACTTTGAGAGGCGCTTTTCCTGTTGAAGTGGGTTCAATAGACCTATCTTATTCAGAAAATGACGCTGTGGAAACTTTTGGAGTTACGTTTCAATATCAATATTTTGAAACAAACACTACAACATAGTATATAAAATTAAAGGGCGCCGTCAAAAGCGCCCTTTTAAAACTATTATAAGTAGTAAAAAGGAGATAAATTATGGCAGAGTTATTTGGATTTAATATTACACGAGTCAAACCAAAAACAGATCCAAAACAACAATTTAGTCAACCACAAGCAGAAGATGGCACACAGGTAGTTGCCGCTGGTGGTTTCTTTGGTAGTTACCTTGATATGGAAGGTACTGCTAAAACTGAGCAGGACTTAATTAGAAGATATAGAGAGATTGCTTTACATCCAGAATGTGATATGGCAATTGAGGATATTGTTAATGAGGCAATAACTTCAAATGAGAATAGACAATCAGTTAAAGTAGTTACAGATCAATTAGGTCAATACTCATCAAAAATTAGAGCAAAAATTGAATCAGAATTTTCTGAAGTTTTAAGACTATTACAATTTAATACTAGAGGACACGATCTTTTTAGAAGATGGTATGTTGATGGAAGAATCTTTTTCCAAAAGGTTATTGACGCAGAAAATCATAAAACAGGTATTACAGAATTAAAATACCTTGATCCTAGAAAGGTCAAAAAAATTAGAGAAGTTAGAAAGAGAAGACCAGAAGGTATGGTTTCTCCAACTAACATTAATATAGCAGACGAAACGGTAGAATATTTTGTATATAATGAAAGAGGTATACAAGGCGCCGCTGCTATTCAAGGAATTAAAATTGCACCTGATACAATTGCATATTGTCCATCAGGTGTTATAGATCAAAATAAAAATGGTTTGGTAATGTCTTATTTACATAAGGCAATTAAACCAGTCAATCAATTACGTATGATTGAAGACGCTGCTGTTATATACAGAATAGCAAGAGCACCTGAAAGAAGAATGTTCAAAATTGATGTAGGTAATTTACCTAAAGCAAAAGCAGAACAATATTTAAGAGATGTTATGGCAAGATATAGAAACAAACTTGTCTATGACGCAAGTACAGGTGAGATAAGAGATGACAGGAATTATATGTCAATGCTTGAAGACTTTTGGTTACCAAGTAGAGATGGTGGAAGAGGAACAGATATAACTACTCTACCAGGTGGACAAAATCTTGGTGAAATATCAGACATAGAATATTTTAGAGCAAAACTTTATAGAAGTTTAAATGTTCCTGTAAGTAGATTAGAGGCAAGTCAAGGTTTTAATCTTGGTCGTGCAAGTGAAATTAGTAGAGATGAATTAAAATTTACTAAATTTGTAGGCAGATTAAGAAAGAAATTTACTGAATTGTTTAATGATCTATTAAGAACACAACTAATAATTAAAGGCGTAATTTCAGAATTGGAATGGCCTGAAGTTAGAGATAATATTTTCTATGACTTTTTACAAGATGGTCACTTTGCAGAATTAAAAAATTCTGAAATGATGAGAGAAAGATTAAACTTGGCAAGAGAAGTTAGAGATTATATTGGTAAATATTATTCAGTTAATTATGTTAGAAGAAACATATTAAGACAAACTGAACAAGAGATTAAGAAAATGGATGCTGAAATCAAAAAAGAAATTGATAGTGGCATAATTTCATCACCTGAAAATCAAATCAGTAATGAAACAATAGAATAGAAGGAGAAAAAATGAGTGAAGAAGTAAAAGACTTTATAGACAAGATGGCACAAAACAATATGGTTGGTGCTGGGGATGCTTTTAAAGACGCATTAAGAGCAAAAATGGGTGACGCTTTAGATAAACAAAGGCAAGATATTGCTGGTAATATGTTTAAGGCACAACCGCATAGTGATCCAAAACCTGAAATTTCAGGTACAGGTACTTTTAATAAAGATGGAACAATTGAACCTACAGGTGCTAATGCACAGGATGGAGAAGCAAAAGTAGAAGTACAACCAGAAACAACACCAGAAACACCAGAGGTATCGGATGCAGAAAGTCAGCCAGCTAGTACAGAACAACCAGACGTTCAACAGTAATTCATATAAAAACTTATCGCCTGTTATGAAAGAGGCAGTAAGTGATGTTATGAAATTAGTTGACAAAGGAACACAAGATATAATGAATACATTTGAAGTAGCAGTAACTAAAGTTGCTGAACAACGCAATATAGATAAAGACGACATTGAAGAATTTTTTGATGTTGAGTTAAAAGAACAATTAGAGGAATAAAATGGCGTGGGTAGATGTACCAGGATCAAATAGTATTTGGCAATATGAAAATAGTGCCACAGCGTCTAATACATATCCAGACGCCGCTGGAACATATTCAGGAGGTATAAGAAGTTATACAAGACCTGGAACTGGAACAGTAGAACAAACTTATGCTAGATGTAGAAAGAAAGGCACAACAGTAGAACGAGGTGAACTTTCCAAAAACTACTATGACGCTCAATAGGAAATAAAATGGCAGATACAGTATCAACACAAGTATTATCAGACACAACAGGTGTAAAATATGTAGTTAAAATGACTAACATATCAGACGGTTCTGGAGAGTCTTTAGTTAATAAAATAGACGCTTCAAGTGCAACATTTATGACCGAAGACGCAGAAAGAAAAATTGCGAAAGTATGGTTTTCAGTTAATGCAATAAGTAAAAAAGCTTGCGTAGAATTGATATGGGATGGTGAAACTAACGCAACTGGCGTATTGTTAAGTGGTCAAGGTTATTGGGACTTGCGTACAGCAGGAAACTCTATTGGCAACAATGCAACTACACCAACAGGTGATGTTTTACTATCTACACACGACTTTGTACCAGGTGATAATTACACGATTATTGTTGAGTTTAGATAGAAAATTGTATAAATAGTTAATACAAAAGAGAGAGTAAATGAAACTAATATCGGAAGAGATTCAAAACGCAGAATACCTGGTTGAAGAAACCAACGGTAAGAAAAATTACAAAATTAAAGGTGTCTTTTTACAGTCCGACATAAAAAATCGGAACGGAAGAATATATCCTAAAGAGATATTACACAAAGAAGTAACTAGATACAACCGAGAATTTATCAATAAAAACAGAGCATTTGGTGAGTTAGGACATCCTGACGGACCAGTTGTTAATTTGGAAAGAGTTAGTCATATGATTACTAAACTTCATCCAGATGGTCAAAACTTTATTGGTGAAGCGAAGATAATGAACACTCCTTATGGTAAGATTGTTAAAGGTCTTATTGACGAAGGTGCCCAATTAGGGGTATCAAGTAGAGGTATGGGTTCATTACAAACAAGAGGTGGTGCGAACTATGTAGGAGATGATTTCTACTTGGCGACCGCTGCTGATATTGTTGCAGACCCTAGTGCTCCAGACGCTTTCGTAGAAGGTGTTATGGAACAAAGAGATTGGGTATGGGACAATGGCGTTCTTACAGAAAGAAATTTGAACGCTTGGAAGAGAGAAATAGAAAGTGCTAAAAGACACGCATTAGCAGAAGCTAAGATAAAAGTCTTTAAAAACTTTCTTAAAAATCTCTAGTTTTATAAATATTAACATTAGAACAATTTAAAACTAGTTTTAACATTAAAGAGGAGATTTCAATGGCCGAAACGGGAAAAAAAGTTGCGGATACGATAAGAGAAGTTATGGAAGCTACGGCTCCAGACGCTCCTAAAAAGAATGCTGTGGCGGCTGAACCTACACATCTGAAAAATGATGCTGAAGATTTAGGTCCTGCTGTTGTTAAACCAACAGACAGCAATCCTGACGCAACGAAAAAAGTAAAAGAAGTTTCTGGGCAAGCACCTCAAAAATCAGAAGGTGCTCCTGACACTATGCCGAAGTTAGATGACAAACATCCAACTAAAGCACAAGAGTCTAAAGAAACAAAAGATTCGGAAGATAAAGAAATCAAAGAAGGCGACTTACCACCTGCTTTACAAAAAGCAATTGATAAGAAAAAAGAAAAGTCTGAAAACAAAGACGACAGCAAAGAAGTTAAAGAAACTTTGGATGCTGGCGAAGTTTCTAAAGAAAAGGATGCTAAAAAAGAAGTCAATCAAAAGACTGCTAATGTATCTGAAGAAGAAGAAACTAAAGAGAAAAAAGAAGACAAGAAAGAGTTAGATGTAAAAGAACACATTGACGCTCTTATCGCTGGAGAAGATGATTTATCTGAAGAATTTAAAACAAAAGCTGCAACAGTATTTGAAACTGCAATCAAAACAAAACTTAAAGAGATGGCAGGAGAAATGCAAACAGCTTATGATAAGAAATTCGTAGAAGAATCTTCTAAATCTAAAGATGAGTTAGTTGAAAAAGTTGACTCTTACCTTGCTTATGTAGTGGAAGAGTGGATGAAAGAAAACGAACTTGCTTTAGAAAGAGGAATCAAGGGCGAAATCGCTGAGGACTTTATTAGTGGTCTTAAAAAATTATTTGAAGATCATTATATAGATGTTCCTGACGAAAAATATAATGTGTTAGAAGATCAGTCTTCTAAAATTGATGAATTAAACAAAAAACTTAATGAATCAATTGCGAAAAATGTTGAACTGACTAAAGAGAATGGTCAATTTAAAAGACAAGACATCATAGATGAGGCGTCTGAAGAATTAGCTGATACTCAAAAAGAAAAGTTTAACAAACTTGCTGAAGAAATTGACTATAAAAACGAAGAAGACTTTAAAACTAAAGTTGGTACTGTTAAAGAATCATACTTTGGTAAAAAGGAATCTAAAAGTGAGATAGATGATGTGGCGGCAGGGTCAAGTGCTCAACCTGAGGACTTAACTAATGCAATGGCTGCTTATAGTGCCGCTATAAGTAAAACAAAAGATATTAAGTTATCTAATTAAATATAGAGGGAGATAAAAACAAATGTATTTATCAGAACAATACGAAAAAAAATGGCAGCCAGTCCTAGAACATCCCGACTTACCAAAAGTTAAGGATAGTTATAGACGTGCCGTTACCGCTACTATCTTGGAAAACCAAGAAAGAGCTATGAAAGAGGATGCAAGTTTCTTAAACGAGGCTGCTCCTACTAATGCTACAGGTTCAAGTGTTGCGAATTGGGATCCAATCCTAATTTCGTTAGTACGAAGAGCTATGCCAAATCTAATCGCATACGATATTGCTGGTGTTCAGCCAATGACTGGACCAACTGGTTTAATATTCGCTATGAGAAGTAGATACACTTCACAGGTCGGAAACGAAGCTTTATTTGACGAAGCAGACACAGATTTCTCTAGTAGAAATGCTGCTGGTGACTCAACTCAAGGTGCCGACGCTGGTGCTACACCTACCGATCATTCTGGAACTAACCCAAGTGTCTTAAATGACGCTGCTGCTGGATCAACTGATTATAGCAGAGGTCAAGGAATGACAACTGGTGAAGCTGAAGCACTTGGTGACGCTACTGGAAATCAGTTTGCAGAAATGGCATTCTCAATTGAGAAGTCAACTGTAACTGCTAGAAGTAGAGCATTAAAGGCTGAATACACTATGGAACTTGCTCAAGACTTAAAAGCAATCCACGGTTTAGACGCTGAAACAGAATTGGCAAACATCCTATCTGCTGAAATCCTTGCGGAAATCAATAGAGAAGTTGTTAGAACAATTTATATCAATGCAGAAAAAGGCGCTGCTGTTAATACAACTACAGCTGGTGTTTTTGATTTAGACACAGACTCCAACGGAAGATGGTCAGTTGAAAGATTCAAAGGACTAATGTTCCAATTGGAAAGAGATGCTAATAGAATTGCACAAAGAACAAGACGTGGAAAAGGTAATCTAATTATCTGCTCTGCTGACGTTGCTTCTGCTCTTCAAATGGCTGGTGTTTTAGATTATTCACCTGCATTAAATAACAATCTTGCTGTTGACGACACAGGCAATACTTTTGCTGGTGTATTAAACGGTAGATTTAAAGTGTACATTGATCCATATTCAGCTAATAGTGCTGCTAAACAGTATTATGTTGTTGGATATAAAGGAACATCACCTTATGACGCAGGAATATTTTACTGCCCATATGTGCCATTACAAATGGTTCGTGCTGTTGGACAAGACACTTTCCAACCTAAAATTGGATTTAAAACAAGATACGGTCTTGTTGCTAATCCTTTTGCTGAAACTGGTGCTCAATCGGGTGCTGCTACTGCTGTGAACCATTCTGGTTCTGCAAATAGTAACAGATACTACCAAAGAGTACAAGTTGCAAACATAATGTAATATTGGTTGGTCGTTGTTTAACGATTAATTACGAAAAGGGGCGGCTTCGGTCGCCCTTTTTTTTGGTCAAAATTCCATTATAAATAGTAGTATGACGACCACTAACGCATATAGAAGACAACCTACTAAACAAGATTATGCTGATCCTACAAAATTTAAATTCAGTATTATCAAACTTCCTAAAGTAGAATACTTTTGCACACAGGTAAATTTACCAGGTGTTAGTATAGCAGATAATTATACACAACCTACACCATTTAGAGATATACCTTTACCTGGAGAAAAGTTAAGATACGAACAATTAACTTGTACGTTTCTAGTAGATGAAAATTTAGAAAACTACCAAGAGATACACGGTTGGTTAAGAGGTTTAGGATTCCCTGGTGGACACGAAGAATTTAAAGCATTATTAGACGCAGGTGCTGATAGATTTCCTACTTCAAAATCTAGTATATTACCTGACGCAGGAAGAGGAGGTAAGTTTAAAGGACCTGATACAGGTGGTATATTTTCAGACGCAACACTATCAATATTAACAAGTAAAAACAATCCTGTAACTGAAGTTAGATTTACTGATTGCTTTCCTTTATCATTATCTGCTCTTCAATACGACCAACAAGCAACAGACACAAACTACCTAACAGCAACAGTAACTTTTGATTATAAGTTATATGATTTCGCTAATACTAACGCAAGTAAAACAACTATTACTACCTCATAAACATTGACTTTTTTTGAGTTTTATGTTATTATGAATATATTATGGATTTAGAACAATTACAAGAATTAGCAGACAAAGATTTAAACATTAATGATACTGAACTAGATATAGAATCATTAAAAACACCTGCCCTACACAACAAATATTTAAAACACTTAACAAAGTTTAAGTTATTATTGACTCGTGCTGAAGATGACTTTACGAGAGTCAAAAGAGATAAGTGGGAATACTATACAGGCAAAGCTGATCCTGCTGTTTATCAATTAAAACCTTTCAATTTAAAAATTTTATATAAAGATGTTGACAAGTATATTGAGTCAGACGAGGAATGGATTAAAGCAAATCAAAAAGTAAAATACTTGGAAACAATTGTAGATTTTTTAGATAGAACATTAAGACAAATTAGTAATAGAACATTTACTATTAAGAACGCCATTGACTGGAGAAAGTTTACTAGTGGCGCTATCTAACAATGACCACCACACGATACCTAATCATAGATAAAAAAAACGAAGTCTATTTAAAAATAGAAGCAGACGCCGATATTCGTAGAGAACTTGGTGAATACTTTACTTTTGAAGTGCCTGGATTTAAGTTTATGCCACAATATAGAAATAGAGTGTGGGACGGTAAAATTAGATTGTTCAGTTATGCAACTGGTCAAATTTATGCAGGTCTATATCCTTATATTGTAGATTGGTGTAATAAAAATGATATTCATATAGTAGATGGAACAAAGATAAAAGATGTTACGATTAAAGATGAAGATGTAACGAGATTTTTAAAAGCACTTAAAGTGCCTATGGAGATAAGAGATTACCAAAGAGAAGGATTTATACACGCAATAAAAAAGAGTAGATGTTTATTACTATCTCCAACTGCCTCTGGTAAATCGTTGATAGTTTATTTAATGTTAATATACAATCTATTAAGATTGAAAGAAAAGAAACAAGATAAAATATTAATTATTGTACCAACAACATCTTTGGTAGAACAATTATATAAAGACTTTAAAGATTATGGATATAATAGTGATCGCAATGTACATAGAATATATCAAGGACACGATAAAGAAACTAATAAAAGAGTAGTCATATCTACTTGGCAGTCAGTTTATAATTTACCTAAAACTTGGTTTAAACAATTTGGTGCTGTGTTTGGAGATGAGGCACACTTATTTAAAGCAGTTTCGTTAACAAAGATTATGACGAAGTTAGAAGACTGTAAGTATAGAGTAGGTTTAACTGGTACTTTAGATGGCACTAAAACACATAAACTTGTATTAGAAGGATTGTTTGGTGCTGTAAATAAGGTAACTTCAACAACAGAATTACAAGAGAAGAAACAACTTGCCGACTTAAAAATTTTCTGTTTAATTTTACAACACGATAAGGGGGCAAGAGAGTTTATGTTTGGTAAAACATACCAAGAAGAAATGGACTACTTGGTAAAAAACGAAAAGAGAAATAAATATATTTGTAATCTGGCTTCAGATTTACAAGGCAATACACTATGCTTATTTCAATATGTAGAGAAACACGGAAAGGAATTGTATGAATCAATTAAAAGAAAAGCTGTTGACAAACAAGTATTTTATGTCCACGGTGGAGTGGACGCAGACGAAAGGGAAACGATTAGAGAAATTACCGAATCTTCTGATGGCGCTATTATCGTTGCGAGTTATGGGACTTTCAGTACAGGCATTAATATTCGGAACTTGCATAACATTATCTTTTCTTCTCCTAGCAAGTCTAGGATAAGAAACTTACAATCAATAGGTAGAGGATTAAGATTAAAAGATAACAAGTCGGCCGCTACTTTATATGATGTTGCAGATGATTTAACACACAAAGAAAAGGAAAATTATACCCTTTCACACTTTAGAGAAAGGATAAATATTTACAACGAAGAGGATTTTAATTATGAAATCCATAATGTGGAGTTAAAATAAATGGACAAACCAACTCAACAAAACCTAAACGACAGACCTGTTGTTAATGTAAAAATAATCAAATTAGTTAGTGGCGAAGATGTCGTAACTATATTGCCTACTGGAGAACAACAGTTGCCTCCAAATTCTCACTTAATGAGAATAGAAAAACCACTTTTAATTAAGTATGTTCCTCAAATGACACCAATGGGGTTTAAAGATTATATCGCATTAATTAAATGGTGTTCTTATACTCCAGATAAAACTGTAACTATACCAAAATCTAAAATTATGACAATAACAAGTGCGTCAATTGAAATGGCGACTAGTTACCATAACATTGCGTCTGATTGGAATAAAAAACCAGTGCCAGTTAGACAACACGGATACCAACAACAGAAGTTTAATAGAGAAGACAATGATAGAGTGAATGAATTATTTGAAGAATTTGATGATGACTTTGATACCCCTAAAACTATACATTAATACTAAAAGCATAGCTATATCTCTTGGCACCTCGCTACACGCTCCATTATACACAAATTTTGAAATAAGTCAATGCTCATTGCCTTAAAGCATTGACATTTTTATTGAAAGGTGTTATATTATACTTATGAGAAAAACTACCAAAAAAGAACATTATGTAAATAACAAAGAATTTTTAACCGCAATGGTTGAATATAGAAAGTCTGTTAATAGGGCAAAAAGGTCTAAACAAGAAAAACCGCCTGTAACAGATTATATCGGCAGTTGTTTTTTAAAGATTGCGAATCACCTATCATACAGACCGAATTTTATTAATTATACATTTAGGGATGATATGATTAGTGATGGTATAGAGAACTGTTTACAATACCTAGACAACTTTAATGACAAAAAATCAAATAATCCATTTGCATACTTTACGCAAATAATATATTATGCCTTTGTAAGAAGAATCCAGAAAGAGAAGAAACAAGTAACCATAAAGAATAGACTTATTACAGAATCAAACTATGATGATATGACCCTACAACCAGGGGAAGACAAAGAATTTAAAAATCAATTTACAGAATTTCTTAAAAAGAATATGCCAGTTGAAGAACAGCAAAAGATTGCTGATGAGATTGCAAAGAAAAAAAATAAAAAAAGGAAGAAGAAGAAAACAAGTAATCTAAATT